AGGGAGTGCAATTTCTTTTTCAGGGGGTGCAACAATTACAGTAGGGTCAGCAAAGAAGTACTTAGAACGCATCTTACCTTCCTTGATAACAACATACTTTTCATGAGTGAAATCTAGGTCTGCACTCTGGTGCAGAGAAAGACCATTAAGAAATTGGTTTAGATCATAAATTCCAAAGTCCTTAGGAAAGTCTTCAGATACATTTGCTTCAACCAAGATGTTTTTCATTACTGAGATAGAACGCAGTTTGTTGCCCTGCTTGAACAAAATAGATTGATTAATGGAAGAGAAGTTCTTCAGAAGGTTTACAGTAGTTTCAGACAGTTTCATAGTTGTAGATTTCAGTTTCATGTCACTGAGGATAGGTTTCACGTTGGGCATTCTTGTCATTAAAGTGTAGCAGAAGAACAGCATAGTGCAGAATCTTCAGGATGTCACGTCTAGATGTTCCTTTTCTATCATAACGAGATGCATACTTGAGAATGTTGCTGCGACAAAATGCCTCACCATCACCACATGCCTCAATCAGATCCAGTGTTTGGATATTGTCATTGCCAGCAGAATAATGCTGACGATATGTATTAGAAATATATTCAGTCAACTCCTTGAGGATTGTTTCCTCACTGTACTTATATTTTTTGCTTTTTGGTTCCATATTAAGTTCAATAAAGTCTGGCGAATGTAAAGTAATGTAGTCAGAGTCATATGAATTGAGATTAATTTGGTCAACTCCTGAGGTAGAATTAATGACATCATTTGTTCCCCAAAAATCTCTGTAATCATCTTGACTTGCTTGGTCAACAGGCATGTGCTCAGTCATAATAATCCTTCAATATTATATCAAAGAGTTCCTGTAATGTCAAAGTTTTTTAGTGCTTCTTCATCAAGTTTAATCTCAAAGTCAGCATCTACTTTGTCATATAGTTCCAGGAAGGATGCCTTAGTTTCATCATCAAAGCGATTAATGCAGACTTGGATTGCCTTTGACTTGTCCTGGAAAATACTATAAGCACGAATGATATGGACAAGACGTCTTGTACTGATAACATCCTCAATACCACCATCATAAAAGGTCTTGCGAATAATATCTGCCCAATCACAGAGATACTTACAGAAGACCCTATCCTCAATACCTAAATCAAGAGAAATTCCCTCAAGGATCTTCTGTTCTGTTTTAGATGTAGGATAGTCTTGCTCAAATGTTACACAGAAACGTTCTAAGAATGCTTCATTTAATACATTAGTTCCAATGAATCTTCCATCTTCAGAACCTTTGCCCTTAGTGTTTGCAGTTGCAATGATGTTGAATCCAGGAGTAGGTTGAATATACTGACCAATCTTCTTCAAGAAGATTCCCTTACCCTCCAGAATGGACTGCAGACAAAGGATTTTGTTAGATGCCAAGTCAACTTCATCTAGAAGCAACACTGCTCCACGTTCCAGAGCCTCAATGACTGGACCATTATGCCAGACAGTTTCACCATTAATAAGACGAAAACCACCAATAAGATCATCTTCATCAGTCTCAATAGTAATGTTGACACGGATCAGTTCCTTCTTGAGTTGTGAACAAGCTTGCTCAACACATAGAGTTTTTCCATTTCCAGAAAGTCCTGTAATAAATGTAGGGTAAAAGATATTTGACTTAAGAATCTTTTTGACATCAGAAAAGTTACCAAAAGGAACAAAAGTTTCATCTTTAATTGGGATAAGATTTTGCACTATTGAAGGAGTAGATGCAGGTGCTTGATAGGTTTGTTCTAATTTCTCTTGCTCATTCAATTCCCACTTACCACGACCAGTTTTATATTGCTCAAGTTTTTTGGCAGCAGTTTGATATGTTGTTCCATTCATTGCACACCATGCACGAACATCACCAGAAGTTACATTATCTCCATACAGTGCTTGAAGTGAAGTAATAATGTATTCAGTAGAAAGAGCCATGTGTTTTGTGTTCAACAGATTAATTATAAAGCATATGGGGATCACCAGAGTCCCCATATGGACAGTTCCTCAACTGATCAGCAGACCAGATCCATAAACTGACTCAGAACTTTTTTATTTAGTGCTTTTGCTTTAAGATTCTTAGCAAATGCTGATTTAATTTTTGCTTTAGTAGCACCCATTTCAACATCAAAGTCAGTATCAGAATTTAGTGAATTGGTAGTCATAATGAAATATGAACTATATCCAGACTCTTTGATAGCATAGAACTTCTCTTTCTTAATATTATTAATTTCCTTTTCTCCAAGATTCTCATACTTTGAAATGAATCCTCTTATAGAGCGACTATCTACCAATCTAAACCCAATAAAGTTTGTATCAGGAAATGTCCTCTTCAAATCTTTAAGAAGGATCTCAGTGAACTGATAGTATTCATATTGAAGTTGATATGTGTGGCCATTCTTTCTACTACGTAAGTAACTATTAATAGCAGTAGGGTAAGAAGTATATAGACCTTTGTCTATTTCTGAATTGATAGTTGGCCTTCTACGAACTACAGGAAGAACATTTGCCTCACCATCAGTCAGAATCACACATTGGACTTTCTGAAGATTATGCTTTGCCTTAAACTGAGGAATCATCTCATACAAACAAGCAATGGATTGATTCAAAGGTGTTCCTGAAAGACCATAACCAGCAGGAACAGTATAATTAACCCACCTTCTAAAAGAATAAACAATACGCCATATAGACTTCATCTGTTCATCTAGAGTTTTATTTCTCAACCCAGAAGTCAAAATGTTGACCAACCTAAACTCATCAACCACAAAGCGATTCAAGTCTTCTTCATCAAGAGGAGCACGAAATATATTGTGATAACTATTAGTGAAACTATAAAGATCAAAGGGAATATTGACTTTATTGCAAAACCAAACAAGATTGAAGACTTGCTTAACAGTATTAATCATCTCATTTGCCATAGAACCTGACCAGTCAAGTAGAAAAATTAACCCATGATTCTGTCCATCAGGGAGGCTGATTGTTTTTCTGAAGAGATCTTCATTATACTTATATGTGTGTAGTTTTGTACAATCAAGAACACCAGTCTTTGAAACAGAAGCACGAGCATATGCATCAGCAGATTTCTTACATTCAAACTCTTTGACAAGATAATTAACTTCACGTTGTGCAGTTTTCTTAAACTCCATATACTCTCTATCTGCAACTTCAAAGTCAGATACAATCAACTCCTCTCTATGTTTTAGAGGAATCATCTGTTCTGCCCAAGAAGCATTCAATTCTTCATGAACTGTTTTATTATCAATAACAATAGTGTCTAGATCAATTCTAGGCAGATCAAAGTATCCATTCAGTTCACCTAAGTCATTACCATTAAACTCCTGAGTGCGCTCATTAAAGGTATCGTCAGTAGTTACTTCAGGTTCAGGTTTAGCACTATTCTCTACAGTCTCTTCTACAGTTTGTTGCTCAGATTTTACTCCCTCTCCATTATCAATATCAAGTGGAGATACTTGTGATTTTACCTTTTCCTGTTCTGTTTGGTCAGATGGTGATGATGAAGGATTATTTTGAGAAGGATTATTTACTTCAGGTTTAGATTTCTTACAGTATTGATAAAGTATCTCAGCAGCATTAATTGTTTCTTCAAAGGTCTCAACATCATTGATCAGATTCTTGATTACTTCTTCTTCTTCATTAAAATCAATATCAGTAAAATTGCCAATCTTAAAGTACAAGTTTACACGATCAGCAAGGTTCATTGACCCAATATCATCATCCTCAATACAGAAAAAATCCTTATCAGCAAGTTCTCCATATCCCTTATAGAAACTCTTAGCAAGTCCAGGATATCTACGCTTCATCAACTTCTCAATACGTGCATCTTCTACTACATTCACAAACTGGTGAGGGATACGATTTTCCCAATCCCATTCATTAGGTGTATAAAGAGCATGTCCAACTTCATGACCTACAAGCATGTCATAGACACTGTTAGAGGCACGCTTCCACATAGGCAGAGTAAGTACACGTGTCTCAACATTGAACTGTGCTGTGGGAACACTCCTGTTTTCTACAATAATGTCTTCAGTAGCCAGCAATTTTGCAAGCTGGGACTTGATTTCATAATTGATAGGCATGTGTCCTCTGCTAATGAAATTAGTATAAAGCAAAAGGGTCACCTTTTGGATGACCCCTGTGGCGCTTCTTAAAGTGGCGAAGAGATTCTTTTCTGGATCTCATTGCTTGAGGTTTAAGTTTCCTTTTCTGTTCTTTCTTGGAGTGGTGTATCCAATTTGGAGTATTCATGCAGATACCTGTCAGATGAAGGGTCAGTAATCAAAGTCATACCAGACTCTTTAAAGTTCTTAGATAAGTCTACTGGAGTCTTATAGGGTGTTTTCATGACACTTTAATGGTTTACTATGATACTATAGTTGAGAATCCTTTGATCTTCTCATACTTTATGACACTTTGGAATTTGTCCTCCAAACCTCCTTTGTGTGATATTACAAATATGTTTGCATCCTTGATAACATATCTAATGATCTTTAGAAACTCATCAGTTCCCAGTCCATCAAGAGAAGAATCAAACACCTCATCCATAATGAGGAGATTTGTATTGACAGAGTTCTTAATTCTTGCTATCTCTCTCCAGGTAAACAATAAAGATAAGTCAATTCTCATTTTTTCCCCCTCTGAAAAAGAGGAATATGAAAAGTCTTCATGGATGGGTGTTTCTATGGTTTCATTAAACTCTTCATCTAATTTGAAGTTTATATAAAAATCCATCATCTGGAGATACTTATTGACTTGCTGATTAATCAAAGGAAGATACTTCTTAATGATTTGAGATTTTACTCCACCATCTTTGAGAAGATTATAAGTGAAGTCGTAGTAGGAAATACTTTCTTTTTTCTCAGCAAGCAACTCATATGTACTATGAAGACCCTTTCTAAACTCTTCTAGTTTCTCATGTTCAGTATTTCTGTTTGCAATTTGATTGGTAATAGTTTGAATTTCAGATTCAAGTCCTCTGACTTGCCTTTGAAACCCAGAAATCTGAGCATTGTTTGTAGAAATGTCATTAATTAATTTACTGATGTCTCCTGTTATTAACTTAAAGTGAGACTCTCTTTGCTCCTCATCTTTAATTGCTTCTTGGAGTTGTTTGAATCCCTCTTGCAATTCCTGTGCTTTATTTTGAGAGTCATCAATTCTATTTAATCGAAATTGCTCCTCAATATCCTGCTCACATGTAGGGCAAACCCTATTTTCAGTAAAGAATTTATGTTCTTTAACAATTGAGGTAATCTTCTGAGATAGTTTACCTTTAATATTACCATACTCACGAAGTTTTTCAGTAGAATCAGAGAAGTCTGTAAGGTCATTCTGAAGTTGGACTAATTCAAGATTTAAGTTTTCATTCCTATTCATCTTCATACACTCTTGGTCCAGAAGTTTTTGAATATATTTTTCTTTCTCTTTGATATCAGTCTTACTCTTATTCTCAATTTTCTCAATAAAGTCTTTTTGCATATCAACTTTATCTTTGAGTGAATCTTTCTTAAGATCAAGAGTTTTTACTTCATCTTTGATAAGACGTATCTTACTCTTTACAATATCATTCATAGAGGAGAAGATCTTAATATCTAAAAGATCTTCCACAACCTCCCTCCTACTATTAGTAGGTAGTTGCATAAAAGGAATAAAAGAACTACTACCCAAGATAACAATTTGAGTAAATGACTTATAGTTCATCTTCAAGACATTCTGTTCCAACCACTTCTGTTGATCCACAGCAGAGGAACTTTGATCCAGAGGTTCACCACTCCTATAGATCTTGAAGATATTAGGTTTGATTCCTCTCTCCACCTTCCAGTTAACACCATTAACACTAAAATCAATCTCTACCAGACAGTTCTTCTCATTAGCAGTATTGATAAGTTGAGACTTATTGATACGCCTGAATGCCCTGCCATATAATACAAAGCACAGGGCATCTAGAATAGTTGATTTGCCAGCACCATTAGTGCCAATAATCAATGTAGTTGAATCCTTATTGAGGTTTACCTCTGTAAAGTGGTTGCCTGTTGATAGTAGATTTTTCCATTTAATCTTCTCAAATATAATCATGTTCGCTTTCT